GGTGTCGTTCCGCGCGCGCGCCTCGTCGGCGTACTCGGCCTTCGAGTTCTGGTGCAAGGGCACGCAGCTCGAGATCATCGACTGCGAGGTCAAGGTCATCAGCGAGGCGCACCGGTACGGTGGCACCTTGGACTTCATCGGCAGGCTCGACGGCAAGCTCGTGCTCGGGGACTTCAAGACCTCGAACAGCGTGTGGCCGGAGATGCTGTGCCAGTTGGCGGCCTACGCCAAGGCGTACGAGGAGACGACCGGCAACCGGATCGACGGCGGGTACCACCTGCTGCGGTTCAGCAAGGAGAACGGTGACTTCGGCCACCACTACTACCCGAGCCTGGACGACGACGCCTGGCCGGCGTTCCTGCACCTGCGGGCGCTGCACGACTTGAACGAGAGGCTGAAGAAGCGCGCGGCGTAATCATCCACCCTTGAGTCTGGCAAACCCCTACTCGGAGCCCGGCCCCGTCCAGACAGCCGGCACTTTATGACGCTGCACACACACGCCGGCCCGCTGCCCGCGCATCAGTATGTCTGGATCGACGCGGATGCCATCGGCAAGCACGAGCCGCTGCGCGCGGTCTGGTTCGGGTTGACCTCGTGGCCCGGCCGCGCGTTCGGCTGCCATGTGCTGCTCGAGTGCGGTGCGGTGTACCGCAACGTGCCGCTGCATCAGCTCGCCGCGGTCAAGGACGCCCCGCCCTGGGAGCCGTGGCAGGCCGCGACCTGGGACGCCTACGGCTGGCAGTTCACGACCCTAGAATATCCGTACCTCTCCTCCATGAATGCGAGGGTGCGGCTGCAGGACGGCGCCGAGCACGCCGGCATGTACCTCTTCACGTTGGCGCCGGTCGGCGATGCGTTCAGCGCCTCGCCGGCGCAGAGCAAGGAGTTCTACTTCCTGCAGCTCGAGAACGGCCGGTACACGGCGCAGCCCACCAACCAAGTGCTGATAGACGATCGCAGCTGGGTGGACGAGCTCAAGTGGCCGACGTTCCTTAAGCGCCAGCGCGACTGGCACAGCGCGGAGGACCGGGAATGACCATCGAGCTCGACGACTGGGACAAGGATTGGCTCGCGCGCGCGCACTCGGAATCAGAGTACCGGGCGAAGTGCAAGGAACTGATGGAGCGGTGCGCCGAGTACGGTGCCGAGCTCGAGCAGCTGCGCGGGCAGCGTGCCGGCTGCGCGTACCCGAACTGCCTCGACGGCGGCGGGCGGTGTCACACGATGTTTAAGGGCGAGTGCTCTGGACCGAAAGAGGTGAAGCCGTGAGCGACATCACCCTGCCCCGCGCTGTGGTCTGGAGATTACACGCGGCGTTCAGAGACGCGGACAAAACGATTAGGCCAAGCGGCGAGAAATCGGATTACAGCGCCGAAATCGCCGCCCTCGACGCCGCGCTCGCGGAGCCGGAGCAGAAGCCGGAGCCGGACACCATCACCATGCCACGCGCTGTAGCGGAGTTCCTGCTTGGAGGGCGCAAAGACATTCCCGCCGCGCTCGCGGAGCCGGACGCCACACACCCCGGCTACATCATCGGTTCGCATTGGCTGGAGACTGCCTATAGCCGCATCGCAGCAGGCGAGGCCGAGGCCGATGTACTGGCCGAAGTGTTGGGCGCGAGGGGATGGGCCAAGCGGGAGCCTGCGATGGATGAGCAGGTGGCCGAGGCGTACATAGCACCGGACATCGAAGGACGGTGGGCTGACTTTGAAGCAGCCTTCCGCGCCGCCGAGCGGTTCCACGGGATCAGGAAGGAGGACACATGACACGCGAGGAAATCATGCACATGGCGCGGGAGGCTGGAGTACGGATGGACTATATATTCGACTCCGGCACGACACGCTGGATTTTACAGCCGGGGCTTATGCGCTTCGCCGCCCTCGTCGCAGCAGCCGAGCGGGAGGCACAATCCATCCACACCTGCCCCCCTGACTGCCAGAAGCCCCCGTGCGTGAACAGGCGGCGCGAGATTGCGGCTGCGGTCGAGGCCGAGCGGGAGGCGATTTGCCCGATTGTTTTCGGGCTTTGCGTGTCGGACAACAACGCGCAGGAAATCGTTAACGCAATCCGTGCGAGGGGGAGCGATGGAAAAACCGCCTGACTTTGACGCCTTCTTCCGCCTGCTGCGCGACGCGATCATCGCGGCAATCGGCATCCTGCTGTTCTGCGCGCTTCTCGTGGAGGTGATGACATGAGCGACCCCATCAACCCGAACCACTACAAGGCCGGCGAGATCGAGTGCATCGACGCCATCGAGGCGCAGCTCTCGCCGGCGGAGTTTCGCGGATACCTGCGCGGCCAGGTGGCCAAGTACAACTGGCGGCTCGGGCTGAAGGATTCCGTGGAGCAGGACGCCAAGAAGATGCTCTGGTACGCCTCGATGCTCGCCGGCGTGGACCCGAGAAAGCGCTAGACCGCTTCTCCCCGGAACCACGCCTCCCCTCCATCGACCACCACGATCTCGGGCGGCAGGAGCCGACCCTCGCGGAAGGTGAGCACCGCGAAGCCCGACGCCCAGTTGAGCGGGCCCGCCTCGACGTAGGTGAACTGCGGGCCGCCGACGTCGGCCATCGTGCCGGTGTCTACGCCGTATCTACGGCCGCGGTAGTCCGCCCAGGGCGTGACCTTGAGCTGGTGCAGGTGGCCGTGGACGTAGCTCACGCCAGCCTTGAGCGTGGAGTTGATGGCGGCGTGGATGCCGCCCACGACCGGGCGGTGACGGATGCAGACCCAGCCGTCGGTCTTGGCGTTGAGGTGCAGCGCCCAGCCGGCGCGCCACTTGGGCAGGAAGTCGAGCAGCGTCGAGCCCGGCATCCCCTCGACCTCGGAGACGCGGCCGGAGAGGTAGTTCTCGAAACGTGCGTCATGGTTACCAATCGTGCGCACGAGCTTGGCCTTGCCTGCCGCTCGCTCGATCTCGGCGCACCGATCCTGCACGGCGTGGATCTCGTCCTTCAGCTGCGGCTGCTGCTCCCACATGATGCGCGGGTGGCGGCTGATGCGCGCGCCGTCGAGGATGTCGCCGTTGAGCACGATCATGGCGGGCTTGAGCGCCTTGGCGAGACGGCAGAATGCCTCGTGCGCGACGGTGACGATGCCGGGCCAGTAGTGGCAGTCGGAGGCCACCAGCACCACGCCGTCGGCTAGCGTGTCGTGCATCTCGCCCTCGTACTTCTCGGCGCGTTCTGCGGCGAGGGCGTTGGCGCGGCGTCCGGCGAGGCTCTGCTCTCCCGTGCCGCGGATCGGGTTGATTGCCTCGAGCGCCATGCCGTACTTCGCCTCCATCGACCGGCGGCGGCTATAGACGCTGCGCAGTCCGATGTTGAGCGCCTTGGAGACGAGCGTGGCCTTCTTGAGCCGCCGCCAGGCGGCGATGAACTCCTGATCCGATGCGGTCAGCGGCACGGCTTGGCTCCAGAGTCGAAGGTCGTCAGGGACTGATGGAGCAGGCTCGCCAGGTTATCCACGAACACCTCGTCGTGTGACAGGGGATGGTTCATCTCGTCGAGCAGCGCGTGCGCCCACTCGTGGCAGAAGGTCTGCTGCAGCTCGGTGTCCCCCTGATCGCCACGCAGGTCGATGCGGTGGCACGCGGGGTCGTACATCCCGACGGTGTTCATCGAGTGTGGCCATCGGGTGCGCGGCATGATGCGCACGGTGAGCTGATGACCGTGCAACTGGAACCGACGCGGGATCTGCAGCCGCTCATGGCGGCTGGTGCGGTCAGTCTTCCGCTTGGCGGGGTCCTGCTTAGGCATGGGCGTCGCCTCCCTTTTGGGGTGCGGCGAGTCTAGCCTTAATCTTCGGTCGAGAGAAGCCCAGGCACCTTTGCCCCGAATTGCACGTCCCCGAGGCGCCGTTGCGCGCGGCCTATTTCCTCGCGCATCAGGAGCTGGTCCTCGACCTTGAGCCTTTCCAGGATGCGCCTCTGCTGCTCCGGGTTGACCGTCGTCAGCATCCGCGCCATATCCGCGCGCACCTCTGGGGTGAGGCCGCGCAGGCGGCCGCCGGCGAGGTTGAGGATGGTCATCACCCGCGCCGCCGGGCCACCCGCGGCGAACTGCATGGCCTGTTCTGCGGCCGCGAGCTGGTCTACGCCTTGCCCGGCCGCCGCCTGCGTGCGTGCCGTTCGAGACCCCATGTTGGGGTTGATGTTGCGGGCGAACTCTTGAAGCTGGCGCTCCTGCCGGATCTGTAGCGCCGCGCGCGCGGCCGCCTCCGGGGTCGTGGCGATGAACCCGAGCAGGTCGCGGTTCTGCTTGGTCGAGGTCAGCATCCGCGCGAGCCCGGCATCGTCCGCCGAGGCCAGTCGGTTAAAGAGCGAGTCGCGCGCGGTGTCGCGCACGAGATCGAGCTGGTCTGGCGTCAGTCCGCGCACGGCGACCTTGCGCTCCGCTTCGCTCATGTTGATGAATCGCTGCCCAAGCTCCGAGAACTTGATAAGCTCGGAATCCTCGAAGAATTTCGCGCGCGCGTCGCGGTACTCCGGAACCAGGTCCTTAACCTTTTCGTCCAGCGAATTGAAGAGCGCGTTGATGCCGCTCGCGTTGACGCTTCCGGCTCGGAATGCTTGGTCTTTCTTGGCGCGCAGCGCGCGCAGCAGGTAGTCGAGCGACGCCACCGAGGGGTAGGCGTTGGCGATCAGGTTTCCTTCCTTGTCGAAGAGGTCGGGCAGCTTGAGGTTCTCCTGCCGCAGCGCGTTGAGCTGCGCCTGCTTGTAGAGCGAGCGCGTGAGCGGGTCGCGGGAGATCATCTCGA